GAACTAGTTCAAGCAAAGATATACCAGCGCTAGGGTCTGCGCCGAAGCGTGATCTATAAACCCCAAGATCAACAAAATATTGCATTACGCCCGGTAAAACAAAAATTGTATTCGTTTGATAAGCAGCGCCTTGAGGGGTTATAAATATCAGTTGTTGAACCGGGGCCCCATCGCGAAATTTGTTATTATTACTGTAACCAATACTGTAAGTTGATCTATTCCAAAGCTGCTTAAGTTTGTCTCCAACGGTTAATTCAAATTTAGGATCTAATCTAAATTCCTGAAGATACTCAGGATCTATACCTAGAATAAGCCCGATCTGCTTGTAAACAGTTTTGTTTTTAATAAATATGGAAGACTCCAAAAGCTGTAAAGCCTGATCGCGATCCGGAATTCCAATGCTTTGTTCAAACTCTGAATAATAATTTTCTTTAAAGTACGCCAACGCCTCTTTGAAAGATTGAATTTCTCTATAAGCCGCCAATAGACGAAAGACTTTTTCTTCAACTCTTTTATCAATGCCTGTAACAACAGCCATAACAATAACCTCTTACTTATCGTAATACCTTAAAATGTCCTGTAAAGGCAAAGGAATGTAAATTAAATCCCCAACGCTTAAATCAGCCTCTGTTGGCTTTTGATTAAACATAGCAATCACCCACCAGTATTGAGCAGAGTTATAATATTCAATCGCCAACTTAAAATAACGATCGCCTGTTCTCCAGATGTGGCGAACTTTTGTTAAGTTTTTTATTTCCTCAACAGAAGGATAAGACATTTGTGGAGTAGAATAATAACGAATAGAATTTACATTTCGTTCTTCTAAGGTTTTTTCATATAACTCGTTTGTATTCGTCAAGACCCTTCGTCTATCATATCTTGTAGGCATCGTCTATTACTCCTCCAAAGCTTCTGCTTCTAATGATTGGACAATAGACGTGGATTGATCGCCAAATACACCTATTGTAGTTACAGAAGTAGAATTTTTAACTATGTAAGCATTTGGGAATTTTTTGTTTAGTAAGGCATCCCCACCAAACTTTTTATCTTTACTCCAGCCATTTAAGTGAGTGTGTAGAACATTAAAAGTAAATGAAAGACTAAGTTTTTTTGGTATATAAGAATCTTCCCTAGTAACCGTGTTGTTAACGATGGGGCCCGTCCCACCGGGCGTGTAGTCAGCTACCATATTAGCTGGACCATATCCTTTAACTCTCACTGAGTCTTCTACATCGACCTCGCCGTAAAGTGTTCCAATACTAGCTTCGGATCCGGGAATGGTTACCTTTGTCGTATCGCCCTTGCGAATTATAAAACCCCCTTCACCGATATCAGGAGCATAGTTAACTGCACCCTGTATATAACCGTACAGGTACTCCTCTGCTGCTGCGTTACTTATTAAATTTGTCCACCTCAACCCTAACAGCGGAGCTGCTTTCAGTGTGTTTTGGGCCGCACGCGAGTCTCCTTCGTACATTGGGTAAAGAAACTCTATCAACTGATTTACATTTACAAGATTTTGTATGGCTTGCTGCATATTGTCTGATACTACATCAAACCCTAATGATATCGTTCTTTGAGTATTCTCAAACGCTGGAAGTGGATCCATTCGTCCGTACACAGTAGTTGAGGACCAATTGGAGTTGAAAGAGTCGCTAAACTGGGTAACCCAGCCTTCAAAACTCACCCTTTCAGATGTTGGTAGGTGCATAATATGGATCGTAAAAAATGGATCTTTTCTTAATGATGGTGCTTCTGGCATTTATATTCCTCTAGCCGTTTGTAAATGGGCTAAATGTATTTCTCCCGGCTGTACTATCTAGCGCTTTAACAACAATATTATCGATCTTTTCTTGGCCAACATAAACAGCGATCTGCTGTGTGCCAGAACCCATCTTATCTAGTTTAGTTATCAAAGTTTCTATGCTCTTTGTTAGCGCTTCAGTCTTTGGTGCAGTGTCCACCCTTGTTCCCATGGGCATTTCAACAAACTCTGGCCCTCTTTCGCCCACGAGCGCAACTGCAGTGCCTTGACCGCCTACAATACCGCCGTTTGCATATTTGCCAGCATATTCTTTAGGCACACCACCGCCCTCTTTTCCGCTGCCGAATCCGCCAACCCCAGCAGCTGCATTGACGCCGACTCCGAGAAGCCCACCCACCGCGCCGCCGGCAAGGGCGCCTATACCAGCAAACGCCAAAGCTTGTCCAGTAAAAGCATTTACCATTTGTGCTTGCGCTAGCGCCAAAGCAGGACCTACAACAGGAATTGCCGCTGTGGCTGCTTGGAGTGCTTTAGATAATCCGAGAGCCAAGCCGATCCCGGCGCCACCTAAAGCACCTATCAGGCCCATAAAGATTGGAATTCCGGCGCCGCTATTGATAAAATCACCCATGGCTTGGGCTGCAACACCAAGTTTGTCAATTAACGGAGTCAATCCATCGACTATTGGGCCAAGATTGACATAAAAGCCTTTCATCGCATTATTAAGTTTCTCTTGAATGGCCTGAGTAGCAGCTGCTTGTTCAGCTAATTCTTCTTGCTTGATTCTCTGAATCTCAAGTTCTTCGTTTGTGGCTCCAAGAAGCTTCTTTGTCTCAGTTGTTGACATGCCCAAGGCAGATGCGAAAGCTTCTAGTTCTGCACCAGACAGATCCTCAATAGAAACACCAGCTTGATCAAACCCTTCACGAAGCATCCTGATACCTTCGATTGGGTCTTCGTAAGCTGCGTTAAGCATGTCAATAGAATTCAAGAACGGACCACCCAAGATAGCATTCAGACGGCCAACTGATTGGGCGGCACTGTCGAATGTCTTGAATTTTTCTACAACGCCAATTAAACCGGAGAGTTCCATTCCTAGAGCCTTGGCTTGGACTGCTAACTCTTCGAATACTTCTTGCCCATCATCACCGAATCGTACAATAAAGTCTTTGTTTGCCTCAAAATCGGCACCAAGCTTGTTAATATCTATTCCTAACGAACGTGCTGTGGAAGCCAAATCAAGTAAAAGGTCTTGAGATTGGTCTACAGACATTCCCATTGCTTGAGTGGCAGTTTGCATGATGTTAGCTTGAGTGCCAAAATCAAAGCCCATTTGGTTTAGCAATGCCGTAGTCTTGGTAACCTCCTTTTGTGTATCTTGGTTGAGATACGTAAAGTCTGTAAACTGATTCTTAAGCGCTGTGACAGCTTGTGCTGTGCCCTCTAGCGTAACACCAGCAGCGAATGTATCGCGTTCTGTATCGCGAATAACATTATTGAATTCTGTTCCAGCGCCTGTTTGCTGTCTAAAGTTAGAAATAACTTTGTCTTGCTCTAGGGCGAATTGTATATTTACATCGACAAGCTTAAGTGCAACGCCTTTAAGCAGCTCGCCTGATTTAATTGATTCGAGAGCTGCGGTGGCATATCCCTTAAGACCGCTGGTTCCTCCGTCCAAAGCCTGGGCGAAGGTTTTCATTCCACCGGTAAGTCCTAAGTACGAATTAAGCTGTGATTTGTATATACCGGCGCCGGCTTTAAAATCATCTTGAACCTTTTTTTCACGTTCGGATACTTGCCCTTCAACCTCTGCAAGTTCTTTTAGTTTATTAATCTTCTTTTGAATTCTAACTCTATATTTTTGCTCTGCGCGGCTACCAGCCTCTGCTGCCTCAAGGTTCTTTTTAAGCGCCTCAAGGCGAAGCTCTTCAGAAGCTATTTCTTCTTTAATTGCTTCAGAATATAGCCCCTTCTGGGCCGTGGCGTCCGCGAGGGCTTTGGCCGACTGTAAATTTGCTTCGCGTATTCTTTCTGTAAGATTTGCTATCTCTCGTTTAAGCTGCGCTTCGCGTTTAAGTGCTTCCAACTCTTCTGGGGTAGGCATTTATAAACTCCTAGTTTTTAAACGGCCACCTTAAGCCAGTTTCTTTTTCAAACTTTTGAACAGCTTTTGATAGAGAAAACTTTGATTTCATTGTTTTCGGATCATTAAGTCCGTTTTTTATATATGAATCCATGTAACGCTTTTCACTACGGAGGGCTCGCATAAATGAATCAACTTGTGAAGTAGATCCCATGATCTGCAGTGGCACGTCGAAACCACCAAAATATAGATCCAACAACATTCTTTGCACCTGACCGGCAAACTTGCTATACACCACTTCATTTAGAGGTTGCTTGCCCAGGTTGTTTAAATTTAGTACATCTTTTACAATATCACTCATGCATATAGGTCCTTGTTTAAATATAAATAGTTTGCAAAAAGAAAGAATTTACTTTCTTCTTGCGTTCTTGGAAGACGCCTCAGAGTTTTCTCTTTGTCTCTTGAATTCTTCCGAGAGCCGCTCAAGGAACCAGCGGCGCAAAGGAATGGGAAGGTTATAAAGCTCGGTGAAGGACCACCCGCCGTGATGCTTAAGTAAAAAGAATTCTTCGTATACTGTTTCTTGATACTTAGGAGTCAGGCCAAAAAAAGGCTGCCGTCATCGGCATGCCCACTTTCTCCTCACTGCCACAATGCGGACAAACATAATCCATGTTCAAATCCAAATCAGGCTTTATCTTTTCGTATGTCTTGCGAAGAAGCTTGAGATCTGGAAGAGGCATTGCTTCAACAAACTTATGTAACATATCTTTATCTGTATGCTCATTAGCTTGTACAACAATTCCCTTGATCAAGCCAGTGATTGGGTTTTGAATCGTCTTATTGTTTTTCGAGATTATGCTGTTCGCAATTGACTTTTCATTCCTAGAAGTCAAAAGACGAACATATATGCGAACCTTAGATACAGGCAAATCAAAAGAGAATACACCTTCTCCTTCGTTCTCTACACCATCAGGAAGATCGATCTTCACTGGCTCAATATCATCTAGATTGAATACTTGATTTGATTTTTCGGTGCATGTACCGCAGGTAACTGTAACCTCGTAGTGAGGGCCGAATCCGGTAACTCTTGTTGCAATGAGGATTGCGCTCTTGTCTCCCAAAAGAAGATCATCAACTCTAATATCTTTATTTACAATCACCGACTCAAGCAAACGATCTATTGCGAGTTCGTTGCTCAGCAAAGCCTCGGAAGTCAGAATATCTTCCTCTTTTGCTGTCATGTGTTTGATTTCAATAACAGTCTGATTGTGAAGCGGGTGTCCTTCTGGGTAAAACAAACCTTTACTCGGCAACTCAACAAATTCTGTTGGATTGACGAAAGCAAAAAGGTCTGTTGCTTCTGATGTGGGGGGTGCTGGCGCGTCGGGTTGCGGTGCGCCAAGCCGCTCTAAGTTATTTCTGCGTGACAAAAATCACCTTCTTTCTATACTATAATGCTGTCACTGCTGCTACTGCTTCGCCTGATACATAATCGGCCCAATCATAGCGGAAATTAATTTCAATATTAAGGATATCATCACTTTCGTAACTTAAATCACCGAATGTAGCAGAAGTAATGAAAGCGTTGTTAAGTGTCCAAGTACCAATTAAACCACCTTGGCCATTCAACTCTTCAATAATAACATTACCTAACTGGTTAACAGCATCAAACTTGTTTATAGTGCCTGGATCCTGTGCTGGGTTGAAGAAAACATCTTCCTGCACATCAGGCTTAAGGTAACCGGAACCTACGAGAGCATCATAAAGAATCTTGTTTCCATCTGGATTAACCGCATTAACGATTGTGGCATTAACTGGCTCCCATGTAACGGTACCGGGGTAATAGTAAGTGTTTCCTAAAAACTTGTGTGGGGTGTCAGATACCGTGTAAGATGGCTTTTTAACCGCCTTGGCGAGGTACTGTTCGTATCTGAAAGCGTCATCGACAGAAGCCAAATTTGGCAACGTAAGTAAAAATCGATGTGCTCTTCTTGGTTCTGATAATGCTGATGTCCAAAATGGCATTTAATTAGTCTCCTGTAAGTCCTATTATTATATAGTGCGGGGAGCCGGAACTCCCCGCATTTTATTAATCGTCAAACGATGCACCTGTTCTTGTGATGTTGAAATCAATCGCAATGAACTCGATTGCTCTTGTTGGCTTCAAGAAGATCTTCGCATATAGAACGTTTCTATCTACAAGATCAGGAGTTGTGGTTGTGTCATCAAGAACAACTCTGTAATCGGAAAGACCAAAGTTTGTCTTAACGTCAGCCAAGAATGGGTTAACCTGTGCTGTGAATCGCTTCCAAGTCTGCCGAACGTTTGGATCGAAGAGCAAGCCAGCAGCGATCTGGGAGATGCGCTTCTTGACAAAGATCATTAGACGTCGGACGTTAATGCGATCCAAAGCAGAAGGCGTAACTTGTAGTGTCTTCTGACCGAAGATTACAACACCCTCAGCTGGGAACTTAGCGATTGGGTTAATGTTCGCCCCATAAAGATCGTCACGATCCTTGCGGCGTAGCTGGTGAGCTACATCAATAACTGGGATGCCGGCAGAGCCTTCTGTTAGTCCACCACGGTTGAAACCAGCTGGTGCGAACCAAACCTGTGTTCTACGCTGTGAGCTAGAGAATGTACCGATAGCTGCTACGGATGGCGGAAGCCATACAAAAGCACCGTTGATTGTGTCTCTTGCTCTAACCCATGGATAGTAAGCACAACCGTAAGAAGAGTTGAGGTTTCTATCGCGCAGACCATTAACCAATGTCGTAATGGTAGAAGGCGTGTTTAGACGATCAATCGAAGTGCTATCTTCTCTCGGCTGGAATGCCGATGGAAGGTCAATAACTGCGAGAGCATCTGCACGATCCTCACAAGTTCTTACCAAGTGAGTTGTGAGACCATCCTGAGTCTGACCTGGAATGGCAGCCAAATTCATTTCAACAACCTCTGGGTCTGCAACAGAATCGATTGCTCTTCTGATAGAGAAGAAAGAGTAGCTTGTTGTATCGGATGGAGCCCCAGGCATTGCTGCAGATGTGAAAGGATCCATTTCAGTAATGTTAAGACCGTCGAAACCACCGTAAAGCGGAACTGTGAAACGATCATAACCTGCGTCGAGTACACCAGAAATTGCTCCATTAACGAATGTCAATGAATTTGAAGTAGAGGAGCCTTCGGACCAAACACCAGAGCCTGAAATATCATCAAGTGTGAATGTTGGTGATAGCGAGGCGCTAAGAGCAGGGTCTGCTGTAAACTGCCCAACGACCCCGCCGCGAGGACGAAGAATATCGCCTACCGAGCGAGCGTACACTGTGCTTCCACCGTCGCGTGCAGTCTGCAAGCCGAAGTAAGCATCTGTTGGGTTTGCAAGGTTGCCCTGTGTAGCGTTAGCACGCAGTAGTGGGCGTGGGTAAGCAACAGAGGCAGTCAAGCCAGAACCAGAGATAATGAACGGAGAATTCAACTGGTAATCTGCAACCGAGCTGTACTCGCCATCTCTGATTGGGTTGACAATACTTCCAGTAATCCAATTACCTTCTGTAGTAGCGGAGCCGGAACCCAATGAAGCTTCATCTGTGTACTTTACGATGCCTTCGAAACCGAAAGGAAGAAGTGCTGCGTTTGTGAACCCAGCGTCTACATCGGAATTCATAACAATGTAAATGTAAGCAGAATTGTTTGGATAGTTACCATACTCTCTGTAAAGTCTGTCTGACTCTTCCCAAGACTCGTACTTATCACCAATCTTGCGCGCAACGTAGTTGAGGGAGTTAGGATTCAAATCACAGTTGTTGAACTGCTCAACAACACGAACAACGTTGTCGCTGTCGGAGATGTGTCGCACTACAACAGAGAAAGTACCATAATCCGAATCCTCGCTTGGAGAGCGCTTGATATCCTGAATGGAAATTTTGAGATTGCTGCTTGTCCAATCACCGGCTTCGCCTCTTGCAACAAACTTGAACAACTTCTTTGGAGTTTCAGATGGATCCAACTTTGAGGCAATAATGAATGGTGTTTCAGCTGGCTGCAGCTGATACTTGAAATCATCGCCGGTGACGGTGCCACCTTGGAGTCTGACCTTGACTACTGCCGCAGCCACACCGTTCGAAGGAGTAGAGATAATCTCATCAATGTGCTGGTCAAAGGTCTCACCAAGGAAGTAACTCTTTCTTTGCGAAGCATCGGTGATTCTAGTATTTGTTAGCTGTGGGTTTGTGTTAAATACTTTACGAATGTACTTCGAATCGCCTCTTGTAAAGTTGAATGTAATCTTTTCCTGTCCCGAGCCTGAAACGATCAATGCAGTGAACTCTTTGTTTGTTCCGCCAGTTGCGGATGTAAACAAAGCGTCGGACCCCGTAAGCGAATCAACACTACTAGAAAATGCTGTGTTGCCTGTGGTTCCAGCACCAGCTGATGAAGAAACAATGGAGCCGCTTAATTTTACATCTGTTCCAGCATCTGTGTAAAAAACAGCTGCCAAAGCACCAGAAACACTAAGGGCGCCGGGAGCGCTGGAGGAGTTTCTTGTAAAGAGGACCAATCCATAAGCTTCACCTCCCAATGTCCAGCCAGCTTCATCAAGACCGGACTGATCGTCAGTGACGTTGTCCGACTCAGCGCCAAGCAAACGAATGTAAGTTAAAGGAGAGCTATTTCGGAGATAAGCTTGTGCGGCATACATGCCATAAGTCGTAGCTGTCGTGTTGGCGCCCTGTCGCCACACATCACCACCGGTACTACCGGGGCTCGGGGTGCCGAAAACATTTACAAACTCTTCAAAAGAGTTAACTGTTGTTGGTCTTAAGGCAGGTCCCTTCTCGGCGCGACCAATGATAACTGGACCAATTCCGGCTGGGGAAGCAGGAAGTTGGGAGTTGTCAATTTCGTTGACGAAAACGCCTGGGGATACAAATCGGTAATTCTTAACTGACATTCGTTCGGTTCTCCTACATTGCGAAAATGTTCAAAGTAAATAGTGTTAAACAGTAGGAAGAGAATTATTCTCTGTAAAAACCATCTTTAATGCTTTGTGGGATATCTCCGACTATGGTTCTTTCTCTGCCGAGTTTGATATCAACAGCGTTTTCACGCTTTACAATCTTTGGTCTTTCTTGGTTTTCGCCCTCACCAATAAGGTAACCAAGAGTTTCAATATTGATATTGGTTTCGTAGTTTCTTTGCTCCATACCAAGATTGGCTTGATTGGAGTTATTGGAAAACCCGCCATCGATAAAGATTTCGTAATAGTGCCCCTCAGCCTCAATACGCTTTGGAGTTCTTGAGTTCCCAGGAATTGTAATGAACGGACGAATAAGCTCATTCATTTGCTGCTGATACTCTGTTCTAATGGTAATCTCATACATTACTTTAACCCAAGTAGGGATTGGGATAGTTATTGTTTCATACACTGTCTTTGCGGTTGACATGTTTCTTTTGTTTGTGTTTAGCATTTTGCTGGAAACATCTTTATTCGCACCGTATTTTCTATTTGCCTGTGCATTCTGAAACTCTGCTGTCTTCTTTTGATTTATTTGTCTCGCAACAGTAATAGTGCCACCCTTCTCGTCATTAACAGGGTATAGGTTCGCGAACACAGTGCCTCGATAGTTTTGTTCTTTAGTTACGTTAGATCTGTTAACTGTAATCAAAGGAAGGATTAGAGTTTCTTCTTTATCTCGCAGATCTTTGTTGTGTTTTATCTGAAAGGCTCGCTCGGCTGTAACCCACAGAACTGGAACTTTCTTAAAACCATTATTTGTTGTGGCAAAAAGGTTAAGTTCTTCATCAATAAAACGAAGCATAGCTTTATCTATCGTCTCTAAAGACGAAGGCATAAACTCTATCTCTTGAAGTTTAGCAGCAACTTCTTTGTCGCCAACATAATCAAAACGTTGCGATCTCTTATCTTTTATTTGTCTCTCAGTTCTTTTGCTGCGTGACATTTATTTATCCTACGTAAATGCCGGCTGGGATGTTCTCAAGAACCTTCCTACCAGAGTCTTGCATTGAAGAATCAACAGTAGCCAACTTATCATAAGTAGTTTCCTCAAGAATAGTTTTAAGTTCCTCTCTCAATTGATCCATCTCAGTTCTGGCTTGAGATAATAGATCCGATGCGTTAAGAGTTACAGACTCTCCAGGGATAGGAACAGAAGAGAACTTGCCTCTTACTTGTCCCAGAATCTCTTTTGTTAGTGCCAAAGCAAATCTACGAATCCATTGCTTACCTATGGCATTAATGTTTTCATATGGAATGTTCTCAAATGGAAGGGTATTCATGTTATTGACACCCTTAGCGCCGTTATCTACTCCGGGCTGGTTGTCCCAAGGATCATATTGGTTGTTAATTGTAAACTGAACCCAGAACTTTTCTGGCGAAGTTGAATCAGGTATTGGGAAAATCCTTAACTTGTTGTCGTGAATCTCATAAGAGTAGTGTGAGACTCTTGTCCAAAGCGCATCTTCATAAGCCATTGCTTGAAGTTTGTTCTGCCAAGTTGGGACAATCTCAAATGTAGAATCATCAGCATACTGGCCATAAGTTCTTAAGTTACCGACAACAGAGAAACCACCGTAGTAACCATAGAATCTCCACATTGCTCGTGGTGTCTTGAAGAATACTTTTCTAATGGTTACTCTTTTGTCTCCGACCTGTTGGTAGAAAGGAACAGACGAACTATTGGCAGAAGAAGCTGAAATGATTGTTTGTAAGTTATAATCTTGCTGACCTGTTACTCTATCAACTGATGCTGAATATATTGGCGTCGTGCCACCAAAACCTGCTTCGGTTGCGAGACCTTCTGAGATTCTACGAACATAACCATAATCAAATCTTGGATAACGCAAAGCAATGTTAGATCCTGATAAAGAACTGCCTGATACTATTTGTCCATCTGAATCGAAAGAGCCTGTGCTAGCACCAAGGTAGGAAGAAAGTGAGTTCTTTGTTTGGAATAGATTAACCAAATAAGAGTATTCTAAAACTGCTTCTTCATAAGCAGCGTATACATTTCCTTCTGCCAACTCAATATCTAAAACATCGCCACCCAACTTCTTGTAAGTATAAGCAACTTGGTCAGCTGCACCAGATAAAAACGCTGTTGAGCCTGCGTAGATGCCGAAAGGTAATGTTGTTGCGACACTGCCTGCTGCTCCCGTAACCGGAAGTATATTTGCATTTGAAGTTGATGCTGGGTTTAAATTTGGAATTGCCATAGAAGAATCCTCGTTTTGCTCTATTAATAAATAGAAAGCCCCACCTCAAAAGAGGCAGGGCTTTCATTATTTTGACCTTAAGTCAGGTAGTGTTAGCCTACGAGACCTCGGCAGACAACCAAGCCGTACATGTCTGGACGGACCATCTTCTTGGCGTAACGGGTCATGACACCCTTACGAGGTACGAAGTCCTCTACACCGAAGATTGTTGGTGTGGTCTGTAGTGGTACGTAAGGTGCGTACACATAACCGCTCTCAAGGAAGCTGGAGCCACGTCGACCAACGAGGATCAACTGACGTGGGAAGTATGGGTCAACCATAACATCAAACTTCTTGGAGAGGGAACCAACGCGAACAGCACCGATATCACCACGGTCAGCATCGGCTGTAACGTTTGCACGGAAGCCAGCTGTGAACTCAAGGATGTTGGCAACTTCTGGTCCGCAGACGACGAAGTTGGCAGCACCGCGAAGAGTCTTACGGTGGATCTGAGCGGAGACGTCGTTGATTGTCTCAACGAGTGTCTCGTACCACTCGGATACGTTACCAGTGAAGTCAGCTACACCAGAAGCCAAAACAGCACCTGTCTCTCGGTTTAGGAACTCACCTGGGTTACGGGACCAGTAACGAACACCAGCTGTAGCACCACGTACAAGATCCTCAAGGATCTCGCGATCGATCTCAAGAGCAATCTGCTCAGAGAGGATCTGTGTAAGCTCAACCTCGGCGTCAAGGTTGTGGTAAGCGTTGAGGTCTTGACCCAACTCTGGTGTCCACTTAGCCTTGAGCTTCTTGGTTACAGCTGTGACTGCTACGGAATCGACCTTGATGTCGATCTCTGGGATATCCTCAGAGCCCTCTAGACCCCAGTCAGCCTGACCAAGGACGGAACCGAGAGCACCACCGGGATCGAAGTTGTCTTCCATAGCGAATGTGATAGCAGTACCACCGCCAGAACCACTTGCGAGTGAAGCGGAAAGGGCGCCGGCTGATGCAGCTGCATCGTAAGAAACGAGTGTTAGCAAGATTGTATCACCATCATCAGCAACGATGTCATCAAAACGAGTTAGACGACGAACCAAGTTTTCATTAGCAGAACCTGTGTAAGTAATAGTAATGAAGTTGTTAGGGTTCAATTCAGAACCAGCGGCTGTATCAACAGCAGCCTTGCTGATTGTACCAACAGCGAATGAAGAGCCAGATGGAAGATCTGGATCGAACTCCAGCAAACGGTCAACGTTGTAGCCAGCGGTTGGGAATGAACCGTTGCCAACAACAGAACCTGTACCAACTATACCGAAAGCAACAATTGTAGGCTTTAGGCTTACGGAACCTGTTGGAGAGGAGTAGCCGTTGTTGAGTGCGTAAGGACCACGCTCGGCGTTGTCCTGCGCGAGGTCAACACCACCTGTGATCTCGGAACCAACTCGTCCACCACCGTAGAGTGATGTGTTTGTCTGGTAACCAAGACGTGGGTTATCAGCTGTCTGATCATCACCAATCTCCTGAGAGAAGGTGAAGTCAAGGAAGAAAATGAGACCTGATGGAAGGCTCATTGGCTGAACGCTTACGAGATCGTTAGCGATCAAGGAACCGAATACACGGCGTACAAGTGGGAATGCAACAGCGGCAAAGCCCTCTACGTCACCAGCAGCCATGCTGGAAGACTCACGGAGAAGCTCCTTTGCCTGATTCTCAAGCAAACGGGCCATACCGTTTCTCTGTGTATCATCAGAGATGCCCTCAAGAAGACCGGTCTGCTCCCACTTGTTGATAAGTGCGGCACCCTCGGCTGAGAGATCACGATTGACGATACCCTCTGTCAATCTTTGTACAATAGACATTTTTATATACCTCCTGAATGTTATTGTTTATTTATTCAAACCTGCTAAACGCAGCATACGACCCATTGCTGGATCCTTAGTTGCCTCGTTGTTTCTCTTAGAATTGATCAAAAGCGACGTAGGTCTTTGAACCGCTTCACGTAGTGTTTGTGGACGTTTTCTCTGATCAGGAGTGTTCCCCACTGCGTTTTGAATTGTTTCAAAAATCATACTTGCTTCTTCAACAGAATTGGCAGATTGAACAGCTTCGACAATTTGTGCTTTTTGTCGCTCATTCAAGGAGGCGCTATTCAAAGCCTTGTTTTGATAAACAAGCTTGGCGTTATCAAGATTCAACTTTGTAAGTTGATCCTTGGCTTCAACAATGAGAGCACGAAGCTCTCTGTTAGATTCTGTAAGTTCGGAGATCTTTGCTTCATGAAGTTCTACTGGCACAACATCTGGTGCGGTATCTTCTTCAATCTCCTCTTCCTCTTCTTCCTCAAGGTGTGCTTTCTTAGCAGCTGCAATAGCATCATTATTTGCTTGCATCACGCTATTGTAAGCACCACCGAGTGAAGAGAAACCTGCTGGTGATGTATCCATATCAACAACAAGCTCTTCTACTAGTTCTTTAATAAAGTCTTCGGACAAGTTGAGATCATCGTCTTCTTCTGGGGGCTCGACTGGCTCTGCACCTAGTTCAGCAGTATCTTCCTCGGCAGAAGCTTCAAGCTCTGGGGCCATCTCGCCACCAACCATATCGTCAGCCATCTTTAGAGCATCGTTAAGGTCTTCTTCCTCAACAACTTCATCTTCCTTTTCTAAACGAGCCTTGAGAGCATCAAAATCGATCTCAACGATCTCATCATCTTCTGGAGCGTCTAACTCTTCGTTCTGAAATGCGTAAGGAACTTCGTTTGTAAACTCGGATAGTGTATCGTCTTCGGCTGCGGGCTCTTCTTGTTCTAGCAAAGTATCTAAGGCTTTCTTAACTTCACCAGAATACTTTTCCAATACAACGTTTTCAGCATTCTTCAATGCTGCTTCCTTAAGGGCTTTGGCGTCCACGATCGCCTCTTCTAATAGTGAAGACATAAAAATTAACTCCAAACACGATAGCTCGTCAAAAATAAATAGTGTTTTATTTTTCTAAATGACGAAAACTGTTTTATTTAAGAAGCGTAAAGTTAAGGTACTCGTTTGTACAGTATGAAAAGTTTAATTATGGAGTAGCCGTGTACTCAAAGCCATTGAGAATAACTTTATAAAGCCTGTGAGTCTCCTCAGTTGCGGAGCCAGCATAAAATGATATTGCGATTCGGACGGCACCGCCGGCGGCGTCCCAGAGCTCGTCGGTGTCGGTCCAACTTGGCGTTGCGGCTGTGCCGCCTTCACGGAACGAAACTGTCTGGCTCACACGCTTAATACCAATCCATCTTGCTGTGGTTCTGGCTAAATTTGAAGTTCCGTTGTGTATAAGTGCGCGGGAGGCGAAGGCGCCCATTCCATAGTATTTGGCGTTCGCCGTGGACCATCTTCCGTACCTATGACCTAGCCAGTGCGCTTCATTAACCGCGTTGCCGCCGCCTGCCATTATAGCGATCTCTGTATATAAATTCGCAACACTTCCTGGGTTATCGGTGTATATGGCAAAATCAAAATCCCCCATAAGAAGATTGGGGTATTGAATTTTCCCATTAGTTAAAAATCCGTTCCCGTTGGTCGGCGCGAAGGTTCCACCGGTCCCCTGATCAAATTTAATATTGCATGTGGAGCCATCATCTGTTATGGCGTTAAAAACCCCATTTGGATCTTTAACTTCCCACCCACTTAACATCCCAGCATCTAATGTAGCACCATCTGCAATGCTAGATGGAGTTCCAGCTGAGGGGGACAAGGTCTGTGCAACAGTTGTGACATTGCTCCCGCCTGCCTGTAACTTCCATACACCATTTTCTAATACTAATGCCATTTTATAATCTCTTATGTTGCCGAAACAATTGCCCAGCCGAGATCATTTCTACGGGCCCCCGGCTGTCTAGGACGGATCGAGCGTGTAGAAGCGCAGTCGCTTCAGAATCGGCGCGGTCGACCACTTCCCCGCCACCGCGATGCACAACGTCCGCGAGCTGGCCGCGAACGCCTCCGGCGTGAACCAATCGGGGTCCTGTGCGCCCGTGGCGTTCAGCGACGGCGAAGGGCTGGCGTGAGTCGCGAGCGACGGCGCCGAGGGGGGGGTGCCGGTCCCGCCGAAAGCCTGCACGGCGACAGGCTCGATCAGCATGCCGATCCACGACGGCTGCATAAGCTCGGCGGCGGAGCCGAAATCGCCGGCGCTAGCCTGTGACCGAAAGCCGCGAACCCCCGCGCCGGACGCGGTCCCCACGAGCTGCGCGGAGCAGAACCGAGTCGCGGACGACCCCGAGCCGCCCGAGCCCGTACCCGTGTCGGCCGCGAGATCCAGTTGCCGTGTGATCGTAGTCCCGGGATCCAGCGCGGCGGCGAACTCAAGCGTGACCCACATGGGCTTGGTGAGGTACCACGCCCCGGCCGAGAACACCTCCGCGAGATCGACGTGAAGCCGACCCGTGTCGCGGTTGTCCGCCTCGTGCGTGGTACCGGTCTTGCTGTCCATCACCACGCCGGTCGTGCCGTTCGGCCCGATTGTGTCCATGCGCGCGGTGTTGATGACGGCGACGTCGATGCCGTCGACGGTCTGCTTCCCGTCAGACCACGATGCAGAGGCGAGCGCCGCAAAGTTGAGGTCTGCGAGGAGCAGCGAGCGTGCGGTGTCTGCCTGTAATTGCCATACACCATTTTCTAATACTAATCCCATTCTATAATCCTTTTATGTTGCCGAAACAATTGCCCAGCCGAGACCGTTTGTTGAAGACGAAATAGCCACCACAGTCATAGCTCCATAGTTTGTCGCTATCTTAGCAGCGGTACCGCCATCAATATTTTGTGAGCCAGATGGCTCAATAACAATATCGTTTGTACCAGCGTTTCCTCCGGAGTCTTTAATAATAAATGTAATACCATAATCATCTGAAGAATTTACGCCAGGAAGTGTGCCGGTAACAACTGAACTGTTGGTGTCAACAAGAAAAACTTGTGCATCGCGAATATTAAAGTTGCTTGTCTGTTCTCCAGAGACACCTTGATAGAAATTGGTCTTGTTTATCCTAAATTCATTTTCAAATACATCAAGACGATTAACTCCATCAAATACATAGCTTATTCCTTCGCCAATATTGATAGACCCATTGGTAGAAGATGTTACCATCACTCCAACAGATGCTGTAATTGTTGGAACTGCCAACACATCAGAAGTAAATGTGAATGGAGAGTAACTTGTGATTTGACCGTTAGTGGTTGATACCAATACTCTGTCTGCCGGCACACTAGACACAAAAGCGTCTTCTACGTACAAGCCTGATCCCGAGATGTTCCCTGAGCCCGAGATATCGCCCCCTACCGTAAGAGTATGGTCTGGGTTTGTGTTGTTGATACCAACTCTATTGGCCGAGGCTGAAACAAAGATTGTGCTGTCTTGGATTGCTTGGTCTGTTTCGTTCCCGACAAATATATATCCTTTATCCAAGTTTGGTGTTGCGTTTGTTCTGCCGGCGCCACCGACTTTGATTTGCGCATCGCCACCGCCGCCGTTGCGCATAACCTTACCCATGTTCTGTAGGAGATTACCCGAGCCAGTGGGGGCGACATTTGTTAGTTTACCCGCATTGCCGCCGGAACCGGTCTGAACATACAAAATATCACCAACCGCGAATGTTTGGTCATATAGGCTTGTTAAGTCCAGATTTTTGATAGACCCAAAAGTTACAATCTGAATATCATTGTTGTTCGCGGCAGTTTCTCCTGCTAGACCAAAAGCAGGCATCTTGCTAGCATCGTCACAGGCAGCCAAACCAACTGTTGGGGTCTGACCCGAAATACCGTTAATGTAAACTACCTGACCTCTAGTGATGCCGCCAACTTCATCTACTTGTGCCGGGAATCGAATGGCGCCTTGGAGGTCGCCGTAGAACTCATAATCTTCCTGAACGCGAACGTTACCAGTAACTAAAAGATCGTTCGAGCCCGTATTCCAAGTTAGATCAGCTGATCCACTTAGATCCCCAGATACAGGAGAGTCAAATCTAAACTGCAGAGAGAACTCTGGACCGTCAGCAACTTGAACTGCTGATGCTGTGACGCCAGTTAGGTTAGAGCCGTCGCCATAAAAGGCAGATGCTGATATGTTTGCGGATGCTGATAAGTTTCCTGCACCGTCTGTAGTTAATAACGCAGATCCGCTAAAAGATCCGCTGCTGTTAAACTGTATATCTCCATTTGCGCCTCCGGGGGTGCCACCGCTTCCCGGTCCAAATACCCATGACATATTTAAATCTCTCCTGCTTTCATAAATAGTTGGTCAAAGTCAAAAACTCAAAGCAAGTCTGTCTGGGCTTAGATGATTTATCTATCAACACTATCAATAACTCTAAAAGTTCCTTCTCGTGCTCTTACACATTCGGCGCTTATCTGAAACTTGTGATCTACTTGACCAAAGTAATATCTCGTGTCGTTATACGTTTTTACAATCTCGTAAAACAAATCACCATACTGAACAAAATCACCAGCACGAACAAAAAGATCTTGATCTTCTGTTAGGCGGCGGCGATGAAAATTAACTGTTAGTTTAGATTGGTATTCGTATCCATACTTTTGGTTTGTTTGCTCATTCTCTACAACAACGTAAGCAAACACACGAACAGGCGGAAGCGTAACTTTGTCTATTGCTTCTCCATATGTTTTATTAAAATTAGAGTGCTCAATGCTTATAGGATAATAAGCAACTGTTTGTCCAACAACTCTTTCAGCTAACTCATCATTAACTTGTTTTACAAGGTCACGCTCTTTTTGGCCAAAGAACATTGGCGGGGGTGGCGCATCAGGTTGCGTCCATTTGTTCTTTGGATCAGACATGGGTTATTACCCCACAAGAGCTGCTAGAGAGCCAGACCAGTTAGAGCCAGAAGGAGAGACGGCAATATTGTCAATTTTTTCATTTTGAATATGCGTCAATCCAGCCATGACTGAAACAGCACCAGAGGCTCCTGATAAATGCAGTTGTGTAGCCTTAATGTCAAATTTTGGGGTTACCACGGCACCTTGAATTGTAAACTTGTTTGCATTTAGAACGCCGTTTAACGAGAAGCCCACATGGCATACAGCATTATCGGCAACACTAATAGAAATCCAACTTGTTACAGAAGGAAACGTAAGGGAAACATTACCACTTGACAAGTCGAGCGCCCCTGTGACATATGGAACTCCTGATACTTGAAATGAGGCTGCGTTCCCGAGCCCTGGTGTGTAATTATACGTTGACATTTATGATTCTCCGTTATTAAATAGTAAAGTAAAACAAGATTACCTAAACAAATTATCTTGTTCTTTTCGCATTTGTTTCTGCTGTTCGCGAATTGCTTTCTGTTTTTTCAATCTTTTTGTGATAGACGGCTTGATATAGTAATCAGTTTTTTCTCTATACTCTTGGACAATCTTTTGCTTTTTGCATTTGCGGTTAAAACGACGAATTAGTTTCTCATCTGACTCGCCGCGTCTCTTGACTACCTTAAGGTTAACAGCCATTTTGTTACTCTCTTTCTTTCATTTCGTTCATATGAGCGTT